GGATAAAACAAATACATTTGCAATATTTTGTATGTTGTATTTCTTTGGTTTAAGAGCATCTGAAGTATCTGGTATTAAAAAAGATTTTCATCCAAATCATTCATGTGTTGATATGGAAAACAACTTATTAAAAATCAGAGGTATCTACAAAGAAGGTAAATATATAAACAAAACTAAAAATAGAGGTAGCAAAAGAGACATTGAAATAGATGTTGATGCTAGAAAATTTTTAGATATGTGGCTGTATTATCGTATGGAATTTAAGCCAGATAATGTTTGGTTACTTGCTGGAAAAAATGGTGGACCAATAAGTTATGCTTATATCAGAGATCAAATTTGGAAAACTTATGCAAGACATGGATTGGCAGAAATAGAATATAAATATGCTGGTCATGTTAAAGTTATTTCAACTCCATTAAAAGGTTTTCCAACAAAAGTATTTCGTCATAGATTTGGATCACACATGATTACAGCTATGAATGCTAATCCTTTGTTAGATCGTAATAGAGTTAAAAACGAAATAGGTCATACCAAGTTCTCTACTTCTTCTGATATTTATGGAAATAAATTAATCAGAGGTAATACTAAAGAGAGAGAAGCTTTGGCAAAAGTAAAAGCTCTTGCTAACAAATCTAATATATTCACTAAAATAATCGAAAATTAAAAGGTATAGAAGTTCATGGAGGCTGCAAGATCGCAGTCTCTGTGGCTCTGTGTGAGAAATTTTTTTAAGGATAATAACAAAAAGTCAAAACATCAGTTGTATATTTAACTCTGCATTTTAAAATCCATCCTTTTTTTTCTAAAGTAATAATTTCTACTGGAAATTTACCAAAAGCGATGACAGCATTTGTGCCAATTATTCTAAATCCATGATCTTTAATATTTCCATTCAGATCGCTGTAATCAATTTCTGGCATATCATCTACATCGTATGCAAAAGATGAATTGGTTATTAGTAAATTTAGTAAAATAAAGAATGCTAATTTTTTGAACATTCTTAATTTATAAGGAATTATTTTTTGAAATCTATAATATTTCTATAAGTAGGAACACCATTGCAGCTTATTTTATATATGCTTTTTGGACCTTTATCTGTAAGCTCATTTAATTCAATCTTATATCCATCTCTTTTAGGCTCATGCGTTAGAGATATTTCCAATACATCAACAAGTTTATCTCTGTAAATTTTAAGGTGTTCGTTACCTTCTCTAATTATTGTATTCTCTTTTTTAAGATATTCGTTTTCTTTCTTTAATTTAGATACTTCTTTATGTAACTCACCATTCATATATTGGTGTTGCTTCTCTATATTAGCCATCTCTTTATTATCTTTTTCAAGACGATCTATAGTTTTATCTAATTCAGTTATTATCTTTTGCTGCTCTTTATCTAATATTATTTTTTCTTTAATCTTCAGTATCATTAGCTTTTCTCGCTGTTTCTCTATCTGCATCATCTAACACTTCATCCATCACAAGGTCATACATTCCATTAGGATTTTCAATAAATGCTATTTCTGCTTTGGTTTCTTTTATTATCTGTTTGCAATGATCTTTTGCTTGTTCAAGTACAACTGTGAGATTTGGAAAATTAGAAGGATAAACACCATAGATATATAAATCATTTACTGCCGCTGCTACTCTACTCAATCCTTGGTATCTTCTTTTTAATCTCTGTACTTTACTGTCGTAATCTAAATCGACTGGTGCTTTACTCATTTAATTTTCTCCACTTACTGTTTGAAATTTTTACATCCATTTCTTTGACCTCCTGGGTAAGAGGCTCTGTTCCATCTGTTGCTTTATCTTCAGATTCAAAAGTTTCTTCAAGAACGAAAGCCACCTCTCCAGTTGTTGTTTTAATTATTTTGGACATTAGGTATTTCTAAATTATGTGGTTTAGTTACACTCTCAACAACATTGCCTTTGTTCCTGGTGCTCTGAACTTTAGGCATGTTATCTGATAAACCTATTGCAATAAGTTCTCTGCTCTCCAAGTCTTTAGGAGTGTGCCATAAACTAATCATATATTTGCAATCAGCATCTGGATAATCTTGCTTTTCAATATCGATATGAAATTGATCGGATTTATAAATTGCCATTATTTGTCCTCCAGTATTGCATCATAAGTAGCTTGTATCTTTGGATCATTTTCTAATGCTCCAGATCCTGGCGGATATTCATCGTCAAACTCTTCATACTTTGTTGCATCAAATGATGGTGATGTATTTAAAGCTTCATTAGATTTTGTAGATCTATGTATGAAAGTTGGATCAACTAAATCATCGGTCTTAACTTTATAAAATTCAGCAATCTGTTTCAGTCTATATGCTGATGGAATTATATCTCCAGCTTCATATTTTTGAACATTCTGATGACTAACACCAATATGATATGCCAAAGACTTTTGAGGAAATCCAAATTTTAATCTGCAATACCTCATGTTACCTCCAAGCATTTCACAAAAAGAAACAAATTTTTGATCTCTAATGACTTTCATTGTGGACCTCCATAAATTTAGCAATTTGTATTTTAATTTCTGGCATGTTCAGCTCTGGTGTTCTTTCAGCTGTTGCTGCAAAACAAGCATTAGGCATTTCTTGAAATTTAGTGTGCATATTCAAAAAATATCCAACTTCATTATTGTTGGTCATCTTCTTTTTTAGATACCAAGCTGTATTATCCAGTCTTTGAACTGGACCAGTTTTTTCATTAAGAAATGTTTCCTTGTCATAGGAAATATAACTTTCTCTTTTTTTCCTCATAATAAATCCTCCATAAATGAGTTTCGGTTTAATGATGTAGCAAGAACTGAAATAAGCCTTGCTGCTATGTGTGTGGGAAACTCTATTGTTTCTCCATGATTTGATAACAACAGCACCTCTTCTTGAATAAGAGGAAGCTGGTCAAAATTATTGTGCTCCATCTTCATTGCAATGGTCTGTATTAATTTTTCATTTTCCATTCGTTGTTTTTCCAGCTGAAGGTTTTCTTTTTGATTAGGAAATTTTAAAATATTTGTATTAATATTAATTTGTCGGCTCTGGTCTTTTTCTATACTCATCTTTTAAATACTCCTGATATTCAGATTGAAATTTTTCATCCTTTTCAAAAGTAGATCTACCATTTAGCTCTTGGTTTAGTTTGTATTCCAAGTAACTCATCGGTATCAATCTCTTCTGATTTTTCTTTGTGCATGTCATGTGCTTGAACGATGTAAGCTAAAGCATCATCGTAACTATCTTCTTTAAATTTATGTGTAGCTCTGATTAATTTTGCTTGAGCATAAAGTAATGGAACTTGCCATCCTTGAATTGGTTCTATTAAATGCTTGTCCAAGATTATGGACCATGAGGCAGCAATCTTATTCATATTGTCCTCAAATGATCCATATTGATCTTGTCTGGAATTTTCTAATTCCTCCAGGCGACTATGAAGATTTTTTCTTGGCATCCTTACCTTTAAAATCCTCATGACCTTTTTGAACATAGAACTCAACAGTCTTTGACATACTTATCGGTAACTCAAATCGTCTTTGAGAAAGTTCTTCAAGCAACTGATAAGTTTTTATATTAATGGCAACACTCTTAAATTTGTCTGGATTCAATTTATGCCTCCAACTCTGAAGGATTAAAGCTTGTATCAGCAGCACCAGCACCATTAGCTTCATCAGCAAGTTCAACTCTGTAAAAAGTATAGAACTCTGTTCCTTCAGCCATTTTGCCTTTGCCACTAGCTTTTTGTTTGTAAGCTCCAAAACGATGCTTAACTCCATCAACAACAATAGTTCCTGACATATCGTAAGATTGAGGAGATTTTTTATTTGATGCTATAAAAGCAGCTCCAAGATCTGGTCTGTCTTTTTTAGCTTCTGTGTTAAAATCATCTGACATTAAATAACTCCTTTGGTTTGCAGATTGGTTTTATGTACTTGGAAATCTTCCATAAAAGTTGTGTAGGCAATCGGATTTTTAATCTTCAATTCACCTAACATTGATTTATTTTTAGATAACCATTCTTGATAAGATCCTTTGTGAGACACAGCCTCTAATTCTTTCAAAGCTGTTTGGATCTTTTTGTCTTGCTGCATGATTGCAGTTGAAACTTCTTCAGCAGATGCAATTCCATCTGAAATAAAGCCTAGAAATGCAAGTGCTCTACCAGTTGCAGAGGTTTCGCAATTCTCAAGTGCTGAAGTTTGATT